TTTAGATAATTCGGGATCTTTCCACATTTCGTACCATCGGAGAACACGAGAAAATTCTAGATTTAATTCATAAGTGTTTTCATTGATTACGATCGAATCATCAATACCCCAAGCAAGAGATAATGCCATAAAGCATCACCTCTATTTCTTTTTACCGTCGATATAGGATTGTGCTTTTTGTTTTGTTTGAAGCTTTTTATACTGGTCAGCAACTTCAAGGAATGCTCCGACAACCAAATCAATTTCATCATCTGCAGCATCCATCAGTTTATCGAACGATCCTTCACCCAGCACTAAATCAATAACGTCTTTGACAACAGACTCAACTTTATCATTAGCTTCAACGACTGCTCCGTAATCACCTGATTCAGAAGCGGTTTTGATAACCTTTTCTTGCTTTTGAATAAATTCAAGCATTTTGGGTAATTCTGACAAATACTGATCACGATATTTCTTACCTGTTTTGATTCCGAAATCTAAACCCGCAATTCTTACTGGTTGAACCTGCTTTTTAAAACCTACTTCGATTAAATTATTTTTTGACATTTATAATTCCTCCTAATTTTTATGTAAAAGAAAAAGGCTAGTACAATGACTAGCCTTCTGGGGTTGTATCTGGTTTGGTATCTTCTGGAACACCATTGAAAGATACTTGCATTTCAAAGTTACCACGGTTGTTAGGTCCCCCGCCGGTATGAACAATACCTGACAGAGTTGCATTACCTTGAATTACCCGACCGTCTGGCTCAGTATGACGGAAGAATACAATTCGATCTTGACCAGCTTTATTTAAGCGATCGCGTACAAATTCTTGCGCTGGATCAGTGGCATATTTTCGATGACCTGTAAAAGCATAAACACCAGTAACACGTGTGATATCGGTGTTTGATCCACCCTTATCACCGTAATATTCATATGTTTCAGATGATTCATCTTGGGAAGGTGTTGCTTCCTGAATACCATCTGCTAGCTCGTGAACGGTCGTAGGTGGCACAAGTTTTCCATTTTCACCAACCGTTGCAGCTACACCGATTTCATATTTGTTCATCCAGTTAGGTGAATAGCCTTCACCAGCTGCAAAATACTGTAAATTCATTTTCATGAAATTTCCTCCTATTTACTTATATTTAATCGAACAGTTAGTACATAAAGATATGCATCATGTTCTTGAATTCCTAAATTTCTAGGTTGCGTGTAAATTTCGCTCGAATCAAACAAAAATGAGCCATCACTCGAGCGAAGTGTGACCCATTCGCCATTTTCTTTTCTTGGCAATTTATCAAAGCTATCTGCAATCTTCCAAGCATCGTTAAAAGCTTGTGATTGGTTTGTGTTTTTGATAATGATTTGAACCATGAACGGAATTTGCCTGTTTCTAGCCAAGTCCTGCTGTCCTTGTCCGGATGCAATCCCTTGTATAGATAAATCTCGTTCATTGTCCTGAGGAGGTTTGTCTTCTTGAATGACTTGCTTCCCAGTACTTGTTACTCTTGGTGTTTCAAGTCCTAATAAGCGTAAGTGATCAGCAACTCGTGCAAATAAATCCATCACAGAGCCTCCTTAATCGCTTTTTCTGCCACATCCAGTACTTCATCCATATCTTGAGCTTTCGCAACCTCAGCCCACCGTATAGATGCTTGAGGATTGTGGTTTTTAGATGGAGTTCCCCTATAATATGCGTACCCAGCATACTCTGTACCCCATACCAGCTTTCCTTTTGGGAAATCACTATCAACCCAAACACTAGCTTCGGTTGCCCCAGTGTCTTTCTTAACATACTGATTAGCCGCTTTAGCAAATGCGATTGATGTCGGATTCAGAGCGGATTCGATAGCTCTCTCAATACGATCGAAATTACCTTCAAATCTCCCGCTCATTGCAACATCACCTCAATATGATGTGGATTTAACTGGTCAGTGAACACCTCATAGCATTCAACGATTTTTAGTTTGCGGTTTTGAAATGTAATTGTTCCGTCCTCGCTAGGATTTACAAAAGGTTTTGAATTAACAGCATCGACGTACAAAATGCCGTTAGTCAAAACCTCTGTATTATCCGTTTTTATAATTCTTTTTCGCTTAGGAGTAAACCTTACATGTTCAATCTTCTGTGGGTTAGGTAGTTCACCACTTCCCATTGAGCCATCATCATCAGGCTTTGGGGCCTGATAGATAACCTCATGGATTAACAGGTGTTTAGGTATTGGTTTAAATGACACCGATCCTCACACTCCTTTTTCTCAAAAGACCGGTTCCTTCTAAATATGAAAGACAACTCGGAGCGACCCGATTGGCTTGCTTGCTAGTTGACGTTGTTGCGCCAGAATAGCTAAACCCACCAATAGAAGCGCTTTGACCGCTCGAAGTATTACCTGTAACATCAAGATCTATACCTTCGACTTGATAGTATTCTATTTGAGCACAACATGCTTTTTTAATCAGTAGCTGTACATGTTCAGAAAACTTATCCAAACCAATTTTAGGTACATGATAATCTGTCAAAGAGTCAATAATGTCCGAAGCCCTTTTGGATAGACGAGAAAAGTCCTTATCATCAACAGGAGTTCCCTCGTAATCATTCTTGTAAAAGGCTTCATCAACATAAGGTTCAGACATGATCTTCACCTACTTTTCTTTTTTGTCTTCCTTCTGATCGTCTTTGCCGGCTTTCTTGTCATCTTTCTTTTCTTCAACACGTTCTAAGAAAGAATCATCTAGATTTACAGCAACTTCTTCAGCACGTTTAACGGTCATATCAATGACCGTCCCTGCTTCATAAACTTCTTTAGTTTCTTTATCACGGAATTTTTTTAAAACGTTGTATTTTGCCATGTTTTTCACCGTTCCCTTTCTTATCCTTCTGGAGTAGCATCAATACCGAAGTAAGCTAGTGCTTTAGGTTCACGAATGATGAAGTCAATATCATCAAGCATGAAATGATATGTTGCCTGTTTGGCAACGGCACGGCTGTCTTGAGCAGCAGTTGTCAATGTAACAGTCAAACCAGAAACAACAGCGAGGTTTTCATAAGGAGTGAACAGAATTACATTGTTTTCCATAGACTCAACAACTTCGACGCCGAATCCACCGATATTGCGCAGGGCACCGTCCACTAATACTGCATCTCCCAAAGCAGTATTTCGATTTTGTAATTCAACAACATAGTTTGTTGCTGTGGCTTGAGACATAAAGAACTTAAATGTTCCTTGACGCAAATATTTCGGTTCAATTCTAGCAGTTGCAGCAGTTAGTTCTTGAATAGTCGGCAATTTTGCACCTACTACTTTTACTTCAGCAGATGCTTTAGCCATTTTGATGTAACCATCATTTAACTTCACGAATGCATCAGATGAAGATTCATCCCCATTAAATGCTAGATCTTGCAAATCCGCTGCATACTGAGCTTGCATTAGTGAAAGTAACGCTTGACGGACATCTTGCCCACGAGTACGAGCGGTATAAAATGTATTGCTGTTCTCGATCCATGTATCCAAGTAAACCGGGACAAGAGAGAAAGGTACTGTGTCTTCTTCTTTGATATCCGTGCCTGTATCTTCAGTGTTAATACCTAGATGTTTTTTCAATGTACGCTTTTTAACACCTAATTTATCCAAAGATCCTGTCCCTGATTTGGCAAAATGGACAAATATTTTCCCGATAGTTCCTGCAGTTGCAACTGCATCTAAGAAGAATGCTCGAGCATTGTCTTCACGTAAGGTAACATTGTTACCAGCTTTCAAGATTGCGTTCATTTGTTTGATCAATGTTTCATTCGATAAAACGTTTGTCATTTGTGTTTCCCCCTTTATTCAGAAATTGGGAAAGCAGCGTCCACATAAGATGGTACAACCGATTTCTCAACTTTTTCTGTGTAATTTTGTTCAGCATTGTTGCTGATTCGAGATTTTTCGAGATTCTCGATCTTCTCATTCAAAGGTGCTACGGCTTCTGATACAGCCTTAGCAATAGCATCAGCATCTAACTCAACACTAGCTTCCGAATTAACTGTTTCTGGTTTTTCATCTGATTTATCGCCTTTTTCCAAAGCTGATAAACGATCGTTTACTGGTTTGAGCGCTTCGCCGAGCGCTTTTTTTAACTGTTCTTCCGTCATTTCCTCATCCTCCTCGGATTTATTTGTACTAAAAAAGGACTTAACCGATTCGATTAGTCCTTGTTTGGTAACTGATTTAGTTGTATTTATTGTGCCGATCAGCGTTGATAACTCGTTAATTTCAGATTGAATACTAGCTATCTTGTCAGCATCGTTTGCTGTGTAATTATCTAAAATAGACCATGAAGCAGATCGAAAAGCATCTAAAGCTGCATTAATATCCCGATAAGTCTTGCTGTTGTTAAAATTATCAGCTGTTTGCTTTTTGACATCCTCCACTTGAGCGGTTCCTGCTAAAGAGTAGCCTGTGAAATCCCCTTTCTGGATTGACTCCCACATTTCGTCAGTAGCTTTAGTGACAAGCACCCAAGTTCCTTTGGTGATTGTGGTTTCGCCGATAGTCATATCAACAGGGGCAACATAACTCTCTACTACTTTTCCAGCATTTGTGGTGAAATCGTGCTGTTTGTCAATTTGTTGATAATCCGCCATGAATCCATGTGCAGCCTTCTCGATTGTTTCAGCATCCATGAAATCCCCATGAACGTCTTCAACATCAGGCTCATAAACAACACCATATACAAGCTTCTGTGGATCATTCGATTTAGTAACCAACTTAACTTCGGTTTCAAAATTAGGTTTGAGATCTTCAGCAGATTTAGTAAGAAAGAATGATTTCTTATTGGCTGCCTTATCTACATATGAAACATGTGTTACAAGAACGTTTTCTAGTTTTCGCATTTTCTCACCACCTTTCTAATTATTTTTTTATTTCTGGCACCACAAAACAGTGACAATGAATCGACTCTTTAGCAGATAACATAGGGTCACGAGGATAACGGCAGCTTTCGCCATTGACGATGAAATACTCGCCTTTAGCGATTGTTTGACCGTCCATCGCTTCGTGTCCCTTTCTCGGTTCTTTGATGCCATGAGTATGGCGCCAGG